CAGGGTCATTTTTCATTAGTTTAATAATGTCGGCCCTACGATATACCTTCTTACGACTACCTTCAGCACTGCCTCGTGCATTGCCTGTATTAGCTGCCCTGAGTGTTTGCTTACGTGCTTGTTTTTCAACTTTAGCAGTTTGCTGTGCAACTGTTTTTCGTTCTTTCCAGAGTGAAAAAAGCTCATCAGCAGCGTCAGCATCGTACTGTTGGTCAGCGGCTACAAACAATTGAGTCCTAATTTTTGATGCTTTAATCCATTCAGCAAACTTAGGATCGCTAAGAATTTGTTGCATATCTGGATGTTTAGCTTGAAGCGTAGCCAAAGATGACTGTTTTTTGTACTGTTCTGTGTACTGTTGTGCTTCTTTAATTTTAGGATGATTTTCAATTGCACGATTAACAGCGGCTTGAGGATCTGTAAAATAGTCTATATCGTTTTCAGGCTCAACGTGTTGCTGTTGAGGTGCTGGTGGTTGTGTTTGACTACTAATGTAATCATCTACAACCTTACGAAGCTCTCCTACTTCAGAGGACTGACGACCTAAAAGCTTTTCAGCCTCTTGGTGCATCTGTACAACTTCTTCTAGAGACTTACCTTGGTACTTCTCAGGAACTGTAGGTTTTTCTGTTTGAGGTTGCTCAACTTCTGTTTCTTGTTGAATCTCATCAACTTCGTTTTCAATGGTGTCCACATTTTCCTCTTCAGGTTGTGGATCAAGCATTGTTGCTCTTGACATAATTAAACTCCGTGATTATAATCATTGTGGAGACTTCTTTTTACCTGCTTTTTCGTGTTCTCGTACCCACTTCATATGCTGACCGGGAAAGTCCCCAGTAGAGCCATCAAGGTGAAAAGACGGGGCAGATACCATTTTAGTAGCGTTAGCACCACAACCGCACCTACTGGTTGTAATACCACTTTCTACCATTTCTTCAAAGACATGTCCGTTAGTACAACGGAAGTCATAAATTTTAAACATCTACAGGATCTTCTTCTTCGGCTTCTGCTTGCTCTTTAGCTGCTTCTATAGTACCTTGAAGGTTAATTACAGAAGCAAGAGCAGCAACTTGGCCTTTACGGAAATATAAATCTTTTGTGTCTTTAACTGTTTGAATGTCAGCTAAATTTTGTGCATTATTAGATAACTCTTGTATGAGTTGTTTGAAACCTTCGGAATTGAAGAGTTCGAAGTAGTTGTCGAAGTAGGTTTCAAGCTCAGTGTTCATAGTTTCCTCTAATGTTGTTAACTATAGTTTTATTATAGCATACTTTTTAACGGTTGTCAAGCTTTTCTTGTAGACTTCCTTCGTTTACCTGAAGCTGTGACTGCGTGTTTAATTGCTTTGGGGCCAGTCTTACGGCGAGCAGAAGAAGTTTTCTCAGCTTTGGTCATCTTAGCTGCTACTGCTTTGGGTCTACAAGAGGGGTAGGGACGTTTGCTGTTCTTAGCGGACTTACGCCCACAAGGTTTGCCTGTCTTAACGTCTACCCACTCCTCCTTAAACCACTTCTTAAGGGCGGCACCCTTTTTACTTTTTCTTACGGCCACTTTTTGTTACCCCAGTTCTTAGCGCCGACTTTGCGACACTTAGCTACAGCACCAGATGCGTACGCAGAAGGCCAAACTTTGTATCTAGACTTGACCTTACGTGCACAAGCGTCGTTAGCTTTTTTTTAGCAGCCATAAAACTTTTAAACTCGTCGTCTTGTGTTGCTACGGTTTAGTCGTTGTTGTCGTCGGCCAGTTGCCATAGTACCTCTAGATGGAGGGACATAAGGTCCTCCGGGAGAAGTTACTCTTTTAGTTTTAGTGGCCGTCGCCGTCTTCTTTTTGGGTGGACGACCTACTTTACTTCCGTATGTTCCTTTTCCTTGTGGCATAGTTATCTCCTTACCATTTTTTGCATGACCAGTATCTAGCTGTCAGCTTACTGGGTGGGTTTGTGTCACACTTGTGACGTGCTCTAAACGACTTTCGTCGTGCAGGCTGGTCTTTCTTAATAGTCATCTTAGCGTCACCAAAACGAATAGTTTTAGTCTTGTCGCCTTCCTTGGCAACTACTACAAACTTTTTAGTTGGGTGATTAGGCGTCCGCTTTGGCTTGTTGTACCCGCTTACCCCTGCTCGTGCTAGTTTTGGGTCCTTTGACTTGGGCATTACATAGCTCCTCCACCTTGGTTTCCAGTTCCTGTATTCGGAGCCATTGGCCTTGAAACTCTTGGTTGACCCTCTGCAGGAGCAGGCGTAGTTCGTGGTCCGTTAGCATTGTTTTTGCCCTCTATTTGTTTTTCTTTAAGAAGAGTATCAGCTACTTTCATGCGGCGTTCAAATTCTCTGTCTTCTGCACCGCCTTCACGTAAGTTTCGAGTGATTGCATTAATTTGGTCAATTTCAAGCTCTTGCGGCACTGCTTGAGCTTCTGCTGAAAGTTTAGCTGCTCTAGCTTGAGATTCTTGCGCTTGTGCAGATAACGCTGCGGTTTGTGACTGTTGAAACTGCAACTGTGCTTGTTGAGCAGCCATCTGCATTTGTTGTGCCTGAGGATTTGGTTGAACAGCTTGAGCCATAGCGACAAGAAGTTCTTCACGATTAGACAAGTTCATGTTATCAATAACAGATTGAATTAATGTGTTATACAACGGTGAGTCTTTACCCATAGTCTGTAACAACTGTACCAACTGAGTAACTTCGTACTCACGGGCAATAATACCTAGTGTACTACTAGCATTAAATTTGTAGTCAGCTACAGGGTAGTTTTCTGGGTCAAACTGCATGTACCGATAAGCAGCTTTCTTAACAAACGGAATTAAGAACGACTGCTGGAAGTTAATTAGTGTACGCTTGTGGCGTTTAATAATAGCGCCAAGAGACATACTAATACCAGCGGCAGTAGCCTCGTTGTTAACCTGACCTGCAATTCCTGCTGAGTCCACTGCTCCCGTTGCTTGCTGTACCATCTGCTGCAATGCTCCGGCTTGAGCAAAAGTAATTTGATTGACTTGACCAAAGTTGAAAGGCTGGAGTACTTCACGAGGATCTCCGCTAGTTAGAATTAGTTTGCCGGGGCGTACTTCTGGTTTTGCACCACGAGGTAGCCTAGTTGCGTCAACTGCCATCATTGGATGGATTGTAAGGCTTAATGCATCAATACGAGCACGTAGCTCTGTATCCAATGCTTTCTGAGAGTTGTAGCCTTTTTCGCAGACTCCACGCCCCCAAAAACGTCCGGGTACTACGTCCCAAGGAAAAGCAACAACAGGACGATCACCCATCATGTAAGGGTTAGCTTCTGCCTTAAGAAGGATACCCCCGTTAGCAACCACTACAACGGCTTCTACGTAACGTGACTCAGAGTCGTCCTCACCTACCACTTCATCTTCATCGTCGCCTGTGGCGGCATCTAGAAGCTCTCGTGGTACTAAACCGTAGTACTTAGTCAAACGCACTTTGTCGTCGTTGTAAATAGTAATGTCTTGGTCAGGCTCTAAGTCAGTGTCAGGAGCAGCAGGACCAACAAATACATCACGATAGACACCTTGTTCTTGCAATAGTTCTACTTGGTGTTTGCTAACAAATTCATCTACCGCAACACCCAGTGCATCTTCTACAGACGTAGCTACAGGATCAATTAAGAAGTTTTGTGGTAGTACAGGTTTAAGTTTTACTTTGACACGGTCAGTAATGTTTACTCCTACTGCTTGCAAATCTCCTCCCATAATGGGTTGAGTAGCAGGAGCCATCTCTTTCATTTCTTCGATAACAATTTCACCAATGCCTGTACCAAATACTGCAGCGTTGATAAGACATTCTGCAACCGTTTTGCGTAACATGCAGTCTTCAAAATCTTCTGTTAGTTTATTCCTAAGGAACTGTACGTCTTGCTTGTTGGTGTCACCAAAGTTGTCACTAACGTCAAACCATTTGCCACGTCCAAACGTAGCTTCTTCTAGTTCCGCTACATTAGACTCAACTGCTTGTTGAAGTGCAGGAGAAATAATACGGGAACGCTCACTCCTACGCTCAGAGTCAGCAGGGTCCCAAATACCACGCCATAGTCTATAGTACTCTTCAAATCTACTTTCATAATTGCTTTCGTAATAATCTCTCCAATCCTCGCATTTGTTAATGACCCAGTCTTCAAGATTTTCTTGCATTACAAGCGCGTCTTTATCGTATAATTCTGCCATATTAGTATCCTGCTACCACATCTAGTATTTGATGGTCTTCAATTTCGTAATCGTAGTTGTACGCTACATTGGCTAATTGATCAATATAAGCTAACGCATCTACTAAGTCATCGTGTGTTAATGGATCAGGAAACTGAAACAGCTGATCAAGGAATCTACTGTTCCATTCTCCTTTGTTTAAGGTTATGTATCCGTTTTCAAATCGTCCTTGCAATGCCCACATAATACGATCTGTTTTCTTCTTGTTGCCGTGGGTCAACTCTTCTACTCTAAAGAACATGCCGTAGCGTTTTTGCATGTCCATCAAAGGAGACATTACTGCTT